CCAAAGCAATGATGGCATACAGCAAAGCAATGGCAGGATTCAAAGGCGGTCCTTCACCTAGTGTATTAGGAGCATTTGCAACAGGAATTGTTTCACTGCTCGGCGGCGAAACAGATCCAATGGCACCAATCAAATCCTTTGGTGAACAGAAATTTAATACAAAGGGTATTATTGATAATGCTTATGCAGTGGCAGCATATGCAGTAGCAATTAAAGACTTCCCTGCAAGTCCTGCTCCTAGTGTATTAGGAGCATTTAAATCAGGAATTGTATCACTGCTTGGTGGTGAAACTGATCCGATGGCTCCAATTAAAGCCTTTGGAGATATGACTCTTAACACAAAAGGTATTATTGATAACGCTTATGCAGTATCAGCATATGCAGTAGCAATTAAAGACTTTCCGAAATCTCCGAGTGCAGATGTACTAGGAGCATTTAAATCAGGAATTGTGTCACTGCTTGGCGGTGAAACTGATCCAATGGCTCCGATCAAAGCCTTTGGAGACATGACATTTAATACAGCTGGTATAATTGTTAATGCAGAAGCACTGACAGCATATGCAGCAGCAATGAAAGACTTTCCAAAATCACCTGCTGCTGATGTATTTGGTGCATTTAAAGGTGCTATTGTAGGATTACTAGGTGGTGAAACAGATCCAATGGCTCCAATCAAAGCCTTTGGTGACATGACATTTAATACCGCTGGTATAATCACTAACGCAGAAGCACTAACAGCATATGCAATAGCAATGAAAGACTTCCCAGGAAGTCCTGCTGCTGATGTATTTGGTGCATTTAAAGGTGGCTTAGCATCACTACTAGGTGGTGAAACAGATCCAATGGCTCCAATCAAAGCCTTTGGGGATATGACATTTAATACTGCTGGTATAATTACTAACGCAACAGCGTTAAGTGCATATGCAGAAGCAATGCAAAACTTCCCTGCAAGCCCGGCAGCTAGTGTGTTTACTGCATTAAAAGACGGTATCATTGGGTTACTAGGCGGCGAAACTGATCCGTTTGCTCCTATGAAACGTTTTGGAGATTTAACACTTAATTCCGGAGGCATTACTAGCAACGCAGCAGCAGTAAGTGCATTTGCTGACGCAATGTCTAACATGCCGCAAGTTGAAGGCTCAAGAAGCGGTGGCGCACTTGGTTGGCTTAAAGATACGTTTGCAGGTGAAGAACAAATGCCATGGGATCAAGTTAAAGCATTTGGTGAAGCAGGTATAGACGCAGCAGCAGTTCTTGCTAATGCATCAGCATTAAGTAGTTTTAGCGAAGCAATGTTATCTATGCCACAAGGCGACACATCAGCAATAGGAATACCTGAAGATCTTGTTGCTAGGTTAACAACATTATCAAATGTTGACGGCGCAGCAATTGCAGCAGCAGCAGCAGGATTGCAATCATTTGCGGATGTAAGCGGACTACAAAATAATTTAGATATTTTGCAATCAGGACTTGACGCAGCAGGAATTAGAACGTATACTAATGCTATTGATGGACTTATTGATAAGTTAGAAGCGTTAAATGAAACATTATCTGAAGACAATGACAGTTTATTCGGCGGCGATAAAGCCAGTGCTGGCGAGTTACTGAAGGATATTTCGCTAAGTAGTAGTGGCGGCCAACAAAACTTAGGCGAACTAACAAGCATAATGTCACAAATTGCAGAAGTACTACTACAAACAAAAGCAATTGATGAGAAGATTGAGAAAAACACACAAGGATTTGGTAATGATCTGTTAACATCAGATGTTACTAGATATTAAAGGAGCAACGAATGAGTTGGAAGAAATATTTTACACCAGTACCGACGGGAAATAATCCTACTGGCAGCTATTCACCATTGAGTGGCGCAGGTAGTAATTCTCAAGCTGGTCCTGCTCGTACAAACTATAGCTCATATCTGCCAGACGTGTATGTAGGATCTCCAAATAGAGTTGAACGTTACGGCCAGTATAACACTATGGACAATGATAGTGAAGTTAACGCTGCGCTAGATATCCTTGCAGAATTTTGTACACAAAAGAATAAACAAAATAATACACATTTTATTGTTGATTATAAAACCAAGGCAACTAATACTGAAATTACAATTATTGAACAGTATATGCAGCAGTGGGCAAAGATACAAGACTTTGAAACTAAGATGTTTCGTACATTACGTAATGTTTTTAAATATGGAGATCAATTTTTTATTAGAGATCCAGAAACTAAACGTTGGTTCCATACTGACCCAGCAAACGTAACTAAAATTATTGTAAACGAAAGTGAAGGTAAACGTCCTGAACAATATGTAATTAAAAACTTTAATTTAAATTTTGTAGAAGGTGTTGCAACTACTCCTTACCAAACAAACGGTAATGTAACAGGCGGCGGCGCAAATTACCAAGCTGGCGGCGCAAGAGGCATGGTTGGGAATCCTAATAACAGCTTTAGTGGTTCAAGATTTCAAAACGATGATCAAGAAATTACTGTAGATGCAGACCATGTAGTACATTTAAGCTTATCAGAAGGATTAGACAACAACTATCCGTTTGGTAACAGTTTATTAGAAACAATTTTTAAAGTATACAAACAGAAAGAATTATTAGAAGACGCAATTATTATATATCGTGTACAACGTGCTCCAGAGCGCAGAGTATTCTATGTTGATGTGGGTAACATGCCATCACACCTTGCTATGCAGTTTGTAGAGCGTGTTAAAACGGAAATACACCAGAGACGCATCCCATCCAAGACAGGAGGAGGAGCGAATGTCATAGACTCGTCATATAATCCTTTGTCAATCAACGAAGATTACTTCTTTCCACAAACTGCTGAAGGGCGTGGATCAAAAGTTGAAACATTACCAGGCGGTACTAACCTTGGAGAAATTGATGACCTTAGATATTTTACTAATAAGCTCGTACGTGGTTTACGAATCCCTAGTAGCTACTTACCCACAGGGGCTGACGACAGTTCTTCTCAGTTCAATGATGGACGAGTCGGTACTGCATACATACAAGAACTAAGATTTAATACCTATTGCGAAAGATTACAAGGTTTACTAGTTGAAGAATACGATAAAGAGTTTAAACGATTCTTACTTGAGAAAGGTGTTAATATTGATACTGCAATGTTTGATATTAAATTACAACCACCGCAGAACTTTGCAAGTTATAGACAAGCTGAAATTGATAACGCTCGTGTACCAACATATACACAGATGAGTGCTATTCCTTATGTATCGAATCGCTTTGCAATGAAACGCTTCTTAGGTATGACAGATGAAGAACTTGCAGAGAACGAACGTTTATGGCGTGAAGAGAATGAAGAGAATTTAGAGCCATTACCAGGTGACGCAAGTGCTGAACTAAGGGCAGGCGGCATTAGTAGTGCTGGGATCGAATCTGATTTAGGCGGCATGGAAGATGAAGCACCTGACGGCGAAGCACCAATCGAGGGCGCGCCAGGCGAAGGACCAGACACAGTAACAGGACAAGAGCTAGGCGGCGAAGATGCCACTACAGCCCAAACGGTATAAATACAATATGATATTGCGCGAACTATTTTATTTTGATAAAGAAACAACCGAACCAGCTGAGGACGATCGTTACGATCCTACACATGATCACTCACCTATTGACTATGACGATACCCGCAAGACACGGTTAACGCTACGTCAAATTAATAAAATACGCAAGTCGTCTGAATTACACACAAAAGAAATGGCAATTGAACAAGAGTTTATTAAACAAATGTATGGCATTGCAGCAAACGCCGAAGGCGGAGTATGATAATTGACTACAGCCTTTGTGTTAGGTAACGGCACAAGCCGAAACACTATATCCTTAGACAACCTAAATGAATTTGGAACAGTATACGGATGCAATGCATTGTATCGTGACTATATTCCAAATTACTTAGTTGCGGTTGATGCTAAAATGGTTATGGAAATTAATAGATTTAATATCCAAGACAAAACACAAGTTTGGACAAACCCAAATAAAGCATTTGCTACGCTATCTAAATTAAATTATTTTACTCCGTCTAAAGGTTGGTCATCAGGACCAACCGCATTGCACTTAGCAAGCGAACATGCTCATGATACAATATACGTCCTTGGGTTCGATTATAAGGGTGTAGGCGACGATAATCAAGTAGTTAATAATGTATATGCAGGCACAGAGAATTATAAAAGAAAGCAAGATAGGGCAACTTTTTACGGTAATTGGCTTAGGCAAACAACAAGTACTATATTAAAAAATCCTAAAAAGAGATATATAAGAGTGTTAGAGGATAAAGGATTTACCCCAAAAGAGTTTAATAAACTAGAAAACCTAGAACATATATCTGTTAATGACTTTAAAGAATTGTTTGTAAAATAGCAATTTTTTCCAAAAGGCTCGTTTTGAGCCTGTTTCTATACACTTTTCTAAACACTGGCTAAATAAAATTGACAGCCTTTACCATAACTTTGGTGTTAACATTTTATAGGAGAATACAAATGGCAGATCGTAATAAATTTGAAGAAATGCTTGAGCGCCTTATCAACGAAGATAAGACCGGTGCTGAAGAATTATTCCACGAAATTGTAGTAGAAAAATCAAGAGATATTTATGAGTCACTTTTAGAAGACGAAAGTGATGACGTTGACGAAGCAACTGATGAAGAAGTTGATGAGTCAGACGAAGACCTAGACGAAACTGATGATGAAGAAGTTGATGAGTCAGACGAAGACCTAGACGAAAACTTTGACTTAGATACATTTGAAGTTGAAGCAGACGATGATATGGGCGGCGATCCAGCTGACGATATGATGGCAGACCTAGGTATGGACGACGAAGGCGAAGAAGGCGAAGACGATATGGGCGATGCAGAAGATGATGCAGACGTTGAAGATCGTGTAGAAGACCTAGAAGACGCATTAGAAGACTTACAAGCTGAATTTGAAAAAATGATGGCCGGTGACGACGAAGGCGAAGACGACAGCGAAGAAGCTGACGACGATGCTGAAGGCGACATGGACATGGATGCTGAAGAAGAGCCAGAAGAAGAAGCAATGGCTTTTGAAGCAGCAGACGAAGATG